GCACCGACTTTGTTCATATTCCCAACCATGGTGAAGACGGTCCTCCCCGCGTTGAGGATGTTGGCTATGTTAACCGCCCAGATTGCCGCCGTGGCTGCCTCGCTCAACCCAGATATGTCTCGGCCAGCGATCATAGTCGGGGTTAATCTGAAGCTAGTCGTGTCTAAAGCGTTCTTCAACCTCTCCAACTGCCCCTCGCTAGTGAAGAACTCGTGCCTGAACTGGCCAGTCTGACTGACGAAACTCTGATTAGGGTCTATGTTGACGAAGCCGCCGGGTTGCTCCACTCGTTCTAAGCCTTCCGGAGTACCCCCGAATTGGAGGTCTTGCTCGCCTTGGCCTGGTTGAGTTTCAGCCCCTGCTGGGCTTGGAATGGCGCCTGCAGGTGAAGTAGGCTGTTGACCTGGAGGAACACCTGCAGGCTGCACCGGGGTTTGAGCTTGCTGATCTGGAGGCACGCCTAAGAACTGGTTAACCTTATCCTGAGAAGATTGAACGGGAGCTTGAGCTTGTTTACCCGCTTGCAAACTCATAAGATGATAACTGGATGGCTTGAAATCAACGTTTGGAGTGAGGCTCGTCTTAATAGTCGTCCTACTCCCAGATTTAGATTTAGCACTGCTAGTAGCCGGAACCCTATGCGTGCTTTGAGGGTTAGCTGGGTCAGCGCTCGTCGTCCTAACACTAGACTTACGCTTCTTCTTCTTCCCTGAATTGAATGTCTTCTCAGTCTTCCTCGCCTTAGCATAAGCAGCGATCGCACCAGCCAACGCTAGCACTGAAGCACCCAAGCTATAAACGCATGCTTGCGCTATCGTGCAGCAATCAGTCATTGAACCCCCTCCCTCATGGCTGGCGGCTGCAAGTTACTCGCCTGGTTAACTTGCTGTTCCTGCGTGCCATCCTTCGCGTCATCACTTAACATATTATTCTGCAAAGACGCTGGGAACTCGAGTTCTATCTCGAGGTCGAGCTGCTGCAAGACTTGCTCCTCAACGTAAAGCTGTTCTTCCTCAACTACTTGCTCAAACGCTAAGTAAGCGATTTGCGCGGCTGTCTGCGTCAACTCTTGACTCCCACCTGTTATTATCTCAGGAACGCCAACCTCTTTGTAAAACTTACTCTCAAGCATTTGTATCCACGGTATAGGATTTAAACTACTATTCTCAGGTACAGCAGTGAGTTCAGTCTCTACACTCCCTTTAGGAACGAACATATCCTCGCCCTTGTACTTGCTATCAGCGACTTTCTGCTTATAAGCGTTAATCTTAGCGTCCTTGTCCGTGTCCAAGTACCAGACCCTGACCGGGTAGATGTTCCTGTGAAAGCGCTTTCTATTATCGTGCATGGCCTCTTCGAGCGCGAGAATAATCCACTCCACGGATTCCACGATGCTAGTGCCGTGAATCTCATCCGCAATCCTATCCCTTGCTAAGTGCAAGATCCGATCAGGCTCGAAAGGGACCATCTTCTTACCCTTCTTCTGCAACTCGTAACGCTTAATAATACCTTTACCATCCGCGACTATCGTCATCACACTAGGGTCTAACGGCTTCAAGTTAATCAAACGCCCAGTATCGTCTCGGACGATCTCCGCGAATGCATCCCCATAAATATGATACATCTTAACCAAATTCTCTAAGATAGTGTTGAAAGTGTCAACGCCGCAGCCCTTGATAATTGAAAGAGCTAACGTTGTAAGTGGATTACTCTTAAACCCTTTCCCAATCGTCCAAGTCGCCTTAGCATTAATAGCCTTCTTAAGCTGCGGAACCAGCTTGTAATAACCAAGGTACTGCGCAGCCTTCGGATTCGTCCATTTAGTCTCATCACCAGTAGGGGCGTCCGTGGTTGCAGGGTCTACACTGTAATCCTGAAACGTGGATGCCTGATCCCCCGCCTGCGCCACTCCAATATTAGTATTAACCATTTGTCTTTTTACTCCGTGTTCACCACTGGCATAGTGAGTATTAACTCAGATCCCGCCGTCTGCGGATCAAAACTCAACGTAACATTATTAGTTGTTGGGTCAGCAATAGTAGTCTCTAAGCGCAGAAGATCACCGACGCCATAAGTCTTCCTCGGAAGCGTGAAAGTAATCTTCCCCGTCAACGAGCCCGTCGTCGTCATGTGCTCCGACTCTAAAGTGGCAAGAACCGTCTCAACCACACCCTTAACGTTGATAATCCTGAAATGCACATGCCCATCATTCACAGCACCAGGATCACTAATCTTAAAATCAATGTAACCAATCCCCGCGAAGATCGTCGGCTTATTCACCGTAATATCGAAATTGACCTCTAACGGCGCGCCACCAACAGTAACGATGCTACTAGGACGGCTAACCCCCACCGTCGTCGTCAAAATGTAACCTGCAGCACCACCCTGATAAGTGCCACTAGCATAATACGCGAGTAAACTCCTCCCCGCAATCGGGTACGTGAAGCTCTGTAACGCATTAACCTCATTACTTGGATTAAGAGTTTGAGAGACTGCCATTACAACAACTTCCTCCCAACCTTACCCGCCATGATCGCCAAACTCTCCGCAACGTCCTGCAAGATCAAGACTTGAGCCTCTTCCGGCTTTAAATCCTTAACCTTCTCCTTCAAAGCAGCAATCCTATCCTTTTCATCCTTCCCCAAATTCATCATAGTCCTTAACCCCCTTGCACCGTCGGGTCCTGAACGAACTCGACACCCTTCTGATCCTTCAACAAATTAATAGCGGAGTTTGCTGCATCCCATAAGATGTTAATCATGTTCTCAGCCTCAGTCCGGCTACTAAAGCCGCTCATATCAAACTCGATAACGTAAATCGCCGCCATGTTCGAAGCGGCAAGCGTCAACAACCCTTTACTGTCCGCGTTTAACGTGCCGAAGGCGTCAGTCCAATTAAACCGGCTCACAGTGTTGATATAAGATTCTACCTGCGCCATGTAAGTATTAATATAAGCCTCAGTGTTAGAAACAGCGCTGGCATTAGCCCCCGCCTTATACTGGACTTCCAAGAGAGTCGCGAAGACTCCGCCGTATACCATACACTCACCCCCTTTCAAAGTATATATTTAAATGTTTGCATCTAACACTCCACGCCGCACGAATCAATCCCTCGACGATATGAGTATACCTACCATGAATCCTAACCTCACCACTCCGCTCGGTATGCTCGATAACCACTGACTTTAAGCTCGTGAAGACTTCAGAATCCTTCAACAACTTAATCTCGCCCCTCTCCATCAACCGCTTCAAATTCATGTAAAGATCTTCCTTCAACAACTTCTTCTTCCTAGTCTCATCACGATCCAAGGCTCTGCGCGCATTATTAATAGGGACTACCTTACGCTTAGTCTGATCCTCGTGCAACAACTGATCAAAGACAGCAACACCTAAGCCACCATCATCAATAAAGATAGTATTGAAATCATAAAGAGTATCTAAGCGGATGACCTCATCAGTCGTATCAGTAGTAAGCGTGTACTTCCGCATCAAGTTCTCCCGATGAAAATAAACGTCTTTAACCTCTTCTAATACTTCAAAGGTTGACTCGTCACCACCCATCCGCGCAACATCAACACCAAGATAAAACTCGCCAAGTCCTTGAGAGCTGTTAAAAGCGGGCGACTTGTAAGGTGTATTTATAGAAGTCCTCTCAAGGACTTGGCAAGCATTAATCAAACTGTCAGGAAAGAACTGACCGAGTTCTTCAAGGAACTGCGCGAGGTACTGCTGCGCATACTGCAACTTAGTCATCCGCGCCCGCTCCAACTCCAAGTGGTGCAGCATGTGGGATCTCATGGGCTCAGGCCTCGCCTGGGCTACTTCCTCACTGTTAACATGAAACGTCTGAAACCCAAGCTTAGGATCAGTATAAGCCTCATAAAAGTAACCCTTCATAGCATTCGGCGTAGATAACATCCAAGTAACCCCACCAGTTGTGAGGAGTATGGGCGTGCTTGCCGGCCAGATCGCCTCAGGCATATAAGCAGCCTCATCCGGCACGAAGACGTCAACCGTGAACCCGCGCATACCCACACCCGTCTGACCCACTGCCTTAGTACGCACATTACTCCGGTTCCTCAACTTCACCATATGCTTAGTCGGCCGATTCTTCCCCTTACAAATCAGCTTAGGATGATTATCCTCTAAATACAAGAGTATCTTCTGAATCATCAACTCCGCCTGATCCTCAGTCACACTCACGATCAAGACACCCTTCCCAGGATGCAACGCGATGTACTCTGCCGCTTTAATCGCAACAATCTGACTCTTACCCACTTGACGGCCCGAACAAATGCAAAGGTTCCCTTCTGCAGCCAACACCTCCTCCTGCCAAGCATCCAACTTAAAAGGCAACTTCATGATCCAAACAACCCCTCAAATGATCTTCAGGCATGCAAAGTATAGGCTCCTTGCACTCCGGACAATTCTTTATAAAACGCCCAGGCTTCACCAGAGCACCTCCCACAAGAACAAGGCCAATAACCAGATGAAACAGAACGCTACAGCAAACCCAACTAAAGTGATGAAAGTATGATAAAGTATGATGATTCCTAATTTTAATTTTTCCATGGGATCCATGCCTCCGTGTAGTTCAAGTACCTCAAATCCGCGGGTCTGAAGTATAGTAAATGGCTTGGGATT